ACCTTCGAGTAATCTTTTTCGAACGTAATTTGCTCCCTTTTTTAGAGGATCCTTTTCGTAACATTTACGAGAAGCTAAACGAAGTCTGTGGGCTTTTTCGCATCTCTTCCTTTCATCGATGTCAGCTTCTGATTCAGGGGTGTAAATGTGTTCGTCGAGGATCCTGTGTCTTCCCATACTCGTGTTGTGTATATACATACAAGGAGGTTTTTCTTTAGGTACTTTTATGAAAATATTGCCACCTGGCATATTTCAAAAGTGCAAACCGAACTTTCGGTATAAAAGGGGCATCACGACTTTGCTGGTCGTCACTTTTCAGCGCACAAGAGAAAAATGCCGAACGGCATGATCGCAGGAGCAAAGCGCACGATTGGACAATTTGTCGTAGCAATCGTGAGGGATTGGTGTCGTAAGGATATCATTCACGTTGGACAGGGTATTACTAATCATCGATTGCGTCTCGAATATCAGACGTGTAGTATTCTTGGAAAACGCTTAGACCTCGATGTGTTGGTCAAGTGCTTGGTCGCAGATAAAAACGATAAAACACAAAAAGGTATGGTAGACCAGTTCTGGTATTTTATCTGTCAATGTGTGTACGGCGAAGAGGGTTTGAATGATTCATCAGACATAAGTGCGGACGGTAATCTTTTCAGAAAGGAAAATCACAGATGGGTATTGAACAGGGCTTTCTTCGAAGAGAAGAACATCTCGTTCTATGCGTTTGTCGCGTTTTTCGAGAATTGTCTCAAGGAACCTGATAAGACGTTTCCCTCGTACCTGAGGAGTAGGGGATTTGCTGAAGCCTTATGGATTTATGATCTTCCAAATTATGAAAATCTCGAGTTCGATGATGAAGTGAAAAAAAAGTGACACGTGTCGCAATTGTAGATTCGTGGAAGTATAGAAAGTATAAAAGGGGCATCACGACCTTGCTGGTCGTCACTTTTCGGCGCACGCAAGGCGCGCAATGGCACGAACAAAACAAACTGCTCGTCGATCCACTGGTGGTAAGACACCGAGGAAGAATCTTGCGGCAAAAGCTGCGAGGAAGAATCCAACACCATGGAGTCAGATGAAGCCGAAGAAAAAGAGGTATCGCCCTGGTACGGTTGCCATTAGAGAGATACGGAAGTTTCAGAAGAGTACTGAGTTGCTTATTCGTAAGCTTCCGTTTCAGAGGCTAGTGAAGGAAGTCGCACAGGATGTCTGTAGCACCCCGATGCGGTTTCAGAGCCTTGCGATTCTCGCATTGCAAGAAGCCACCGAGGCATACCTCACCGGGTTATTCGAAGACACAAACTTGTGTGCCATTCATGCCAAAAGGGTAACCATAATGCCCCAAGATATGCAGCTAGCCAGGAGGATTCGCGGTCATTAAAAATATAAAAAGTGAGTTTTTGTGCGTTCTGATGACAGACAACCTAGTAAGTAGTCTTGATGTAATGCAACCTTTCTCACATACCAAAGAAAGACTTCAATTTTTCAAATTCTTCATCGGGGAGGTCTTGCATGTTAAACAAATCTGTACCGACGTCTAAGTCTGTTCTACACATGGGACAATTTTTATGATGTTTCTTCCATTGTGTAAGACACTCCGAATGAAAAACGTGATTACATTGTTCCACAGTGAGTTTATCGTGGGTAATAAAGTCCATGCAAATAGAACACTCCATGTGTGTTACAAGATCGTAAATTTTATATTAAAATATATATGGAATACCTTTTAGTCGTAGCGAGGAGTTCTGAACTTTGTAAGTTATGTAATGAAAATATGAAGGGGATGACGTTAAAAGGAAATTACGATGCGTTGCTTGATATGACAGTGAAAATTGGTAAAGAAAAAAATAATTATAGTGATATACCATTCGAACCATTCATATACACCGCAAATTACAAGCATTCGTATTATGACTCGAACGATCCAGTCGTTGTAACAATGCGTTGGATATATCACGGATATCCCAATAAATTATTCTACAATCGTTTTTCATTGACGATGGAATCTGCCTCAATAGTACACAAAATTTTCAATAGAGACATATGGGTTATAGGTAACGCAGTAGAGACACCTGAACAATTGAAAAAGTACCCGATACCCGATGATGCGTTTGTCATACGATTTAACAAAGCAATTCTACATGAACCTCGCACAGACTTGTGTATTTTTAATGATGTGCTTTTCGAGAAACTTAAAGACACTATTCAATCTACGAGTGTTTCTTGTGTAGTCGTTCAGAAATTAAATCCAGATTTCGATGCCTTACGAAGGAATGAAGAGTTATTCACTACGGGTATCATGACAATGATGTGGTTGACGAGATTTTTCACCATGTATAAGAGTCTGACTGTCATAGGATTCAACATGGTTGAACCAGGGCAAAAGGCTCACTATTTTGATTGTGAGACACCTGCTAAGCCTTGTGTTGGATTCGCAGGTCATGACGCAGAGCACGAGAAACAAATGTTGATTGATTACGCAGATTGTCCATATCTAAACATGCGCCTTATTCGGGTAGGGGTCGAGTAGATGCGTATTCCGGAGTTTTCGAAACAATTGTATAGACATCATGAAGGCTTTTAAGTAGGTCACAAGCTTTCATGTAGTCTGATTCAGGCAAATGTGCCGTGTTTTTATCAAGGAGTTCTAACAGTTGTGTGATTTCAGTATTCATTGTATAATAGAGACGTGATATCTTTATGTACAAAATGTGAAGAGTGTGCAACATCTGTATGGTTCATATTCATCATCGGAATCTACATCTGATTCCGAGAAATAATGGTGATCTATATCCATGTTATTTGAAAGAGGTATTTTCTTATATGTTACATTCCAGTCAGCCTTCGCTTAGCTATATTCATAACAACCTCGTTTTTCATATTGTAGAATTGTTTTCTGATAATGTCACAGATATCATCGTATGCTCTTTGTAGTTCTGCGAGACTATTTTGTACTTCCGAATGTATTCCAATATTTGGATTACTGGTGATTGCATTGGAAAGATGGGTGTGGATATGCATTTCTATTTCTGTTTCGTGTCGTATGGGATGGATGGGTCTTTTCTTTGGTGGAAGTGAGTTGTGCGGATATGGGTTAGATTGGGGATACGATTTGATTCTAATATACATACGTTTACAAGAATCTCCACTTCTGGGTGGATTGAATGTTTGCCCAATACGTTTCCATGGGGTATAACTAGGATTTTTCGATTTGTAATACTCCACCTTTCGACGAAGCGTTTCTCTGTCGTTGTCGTTCCACTTAGGTTCGTTCATCTTTGTATAGAATATGTTTATTTGTTTAAATTGTCGTTAGGCGTTCTTGAGGTGATAAAAATAAACAAATCGATGGAAACGTTTATGAATGTATATAATCATCCGAATGTGGCGTTAAAAATATGATTTAAGAAATTAAGTAAATTATAATATAATATGAGTGACTCAGGATCAGGATTTTCAGAGTCGCGCGACGAACAATTTAAACGATCGGTGAAAGAATACGTAGCTTTATTCGATGAGATTGCCGAGATTCGCAAAATAATCAACCAGAAAAACAAGAAAAAGAAAGCGCTCACGGAGTTCATCATAGCATACATGCGTGATGAGTCGAAAGATATTTGTAATCTGGGTGCTTCTGGAGTACTCGCAGTAAAAACATCGAAGACGACCGTGACACTCAAGAAAGACTTTGTGCAACAAATGTTGGCACAAATCCTTCAAGACGAGAAAAAAGCCGAAGAATCTGCTAAGTTTATCTTTGAAAATCGAGAAAAGAAAGAAACGTTTAAACTCCAAAGATTGAATCCTATATAAAAGTATATTATATATACTATAATATCCTAAATGGTAATACCAGATGATGTAGTAAGAAACATATCTAGTCATCTGGATGCATACGGAGATGTCATTCGAATGCGAGCCGCGCTTCATAATGACGCCCCCATATATGAAAGACCCCATCAATACACAAAAACATTGTATGAATATGAGTCATATACGCGAAACAAACCAGTAGATGACCCTGTGTATGAAAAAAGTAATCAATGGTGCGCTCGTTATAGAGAGAATCAATTCGAGAATCCGAGAGGGTGGACTGATGAACAAATGCGTATAATAAACAGTGAAGCAGAGGTGACGATGGTACAGGCATTTGCTGGGTCAGGAAAGACATCCACAGTGTTTGAGTACATGAGAATTCGACCTGATAAAAAAATACTGTATCTCGCCTTCAATAAAGCGTTGGAATCATCCGCAAAGCAGCGAGCGTCGGATATGGAAATGACACATGTGGATGTGTACACAACACACGCGTTTGCCCTCGAGTACTTAAAAAAAGAGGGACATTTGTCAGAAGATGTGGAGGTCGGCGAATTAAGAATGAAGGATTTGATGGATATATATGATAGGAGTACAGCGTATGACATTTCAAAAGAACTTCAGGCATTTTGCGCGAGCGATTCGTCTTTGGATAATGTATATTTATCCGAAGAATACAATGAAACATATCGTGGATATATAGCACAACAAATGAAGTCGATCTGGAAACGTATGTGTAGAGGCGATATGAAGATAAGCCATGATGTGTACTTGAAACTCTTTCAAGCGATGATGGTACAGCTTCCATACGACATAATCATAGTGGACGAAGTTCAGGACTGTACCCCATGCCAGATGAGTATAGTAAACATACAAAATGCAAAAAAGATATTCGTAGGAGACATTCATCAACAGATTTACAAATTTCGCGGTGTATGTAACCCATTTACGACTCAAGTATATAGATTGACAAAAACATTTCGATTTGGGTTTGAAATCGCAGATGTATGCAATCATTTTCTGCGTACGTATAAACAAGAATATAGCATCATTACGACACCCAAAGATGTCATTAGTAAAGTTTCAGTCAGAACGCCTACAAAAGGTGAGAAATATACCCTCATATGTAGGACACATAGGGGGGCAATTGAAGCGGCATCTGATATAAAACAACCCCTGTACCTACTGGGTATTAAACAATTGAATACAGAAAAAGAAATAAGTATTGTAGAAGATCTTGTACATTTTGAAGATGGTAAGATAGAAGAAATCAAACACGCAAAACTGAAACGAGTTATTCGTCAAACAAAAACTGGAGATGTATCAGGACTTCTAAATACATTCAAAGATTTATATCCAGACAGTTCCCGTTGGAGGAATCGTTTAATGCTTTACAAAGATCATGGTGAATATATGATTGAAAAATACAAATCGATTGGAGAACATTTAGTGGAAACTCAAGAAGATGCTATAGTTACATTGACAAATGTTCATCAAGCGAAGGGGTTAGAATTTGAAACAGTGATGTTACACGATGATTTCATATCCCCTTTGTGTATCAGAGATAGAGTGTCCAGGAAATGGGTAGCGCGCGCGTTACCATTAGCGATACACGCGGATGAATATAATTTGATATACGTTGCGATGACGAGAGCTATGAAAAAACTGATCCTCAACGAGGATCTGAAACAATTTGTACATACGTTAGAACAGTGGAATCATCCGCATATACAAAGGATTCGAGAAAACCATGAATGTGATATGTGTCATCACACACAAAAATGTTATGAGTTGAAATGTTCGAATGATGACATCTCACATCTTGGAACTGAAGTATCTCCATTTTTACATACGAGATATGTGTGTGTTACATGTTTCTGACGGTGGGTGTAACTTTTACCTTGTTGTTTTCGACTTCTGTGTTGAGTTTAATGGTTTGACCATACGTAGGTGCCCTGAAAACTCTAATTTCATTCATATATTTCACTTTAAAGAGTAAACTACCATCGTTCGGATCAAGGCACAATGACATACCTTGTTCCGGGAGGTCATGTTCAAGAATGTCATCAACAAACGGGAGTTTAAAGGACAAATTGTTTCCCCCAATGATGGTTTGATTATTTTTCGTACTTACACAGTTATTACCTACGACGACGCATTTTTCATGAATGACAGTGTTATCATTACCGAGCACGAGCCCGTCATTTGTTAATACTGTATTTCGAGAACCAAAGACGCTCGATTTTCCGGTCACGCGATTATCGTTTCCTGATATGACAGCACCGCCATTGACGGCGGAGTTTTTACCGATGAGACGTTTGATGTATTGTTTCTCTTCATTTGTAAAAGCATTCGTATTTGGTTCAGATTCGTAGAGTTCTTTGACACGTTTTGCGGACATACCAATGTCTGATTTTATGAAGTCATCCTTGATAGAGATACTATTTACCTTGAGTTCATTCACTTGAAGAGATTCAGCGACACCATCTTTTATTTGAAGGGCGTCGTAGCTACCCGTCTTCATTATTATACCATAATATATTCTATCGTTTATATCATTTAATCTCATCTTTAGTGACATCCCTGTATAATTTGAGCTCCTCTATGGTTTTGAATTCAAGGTTATCGTAATAATACACACCATTTCGAAGCAGGGCATACTCATCACAATCGTCACCGAAAGACATTGGGACTTTTTTCATGATCCACCCGCAATCGTCGTGATGTTCAGATATAATTTGAAATCCTAGAAACGGAAATTTCTGTGTGCCTCCGTGTTCCGTAAAATAGACAACGAAGGTTTCGTTATCCGTTGCGGGGGCGAATGTCATTTGCGTGTGGATCATTATGTATATAAATAATACTTGTCAAAATTTTAAATCACCTAAAGATTCATTACATGTATACAAACAAACATATCAAAGTAAAATGTACATTAAGGATACATCCCTTGGCACCCGCTACCCGATAGAAGATATCATACGCCGATTCGGGAAACAACACGTCAAAGAATGTATGAGTAAGAATGTGTATCAAGTATGGGTACCGGAAGATATTAGAGACATTCTATTGGACAATAAATTTCATAAGAAAGCTCTGAATACTGCTGTGAAAAATCTAAAAAATGGACATAATATGGAGAATCTAGTGAAGATGACAGGAAAGGTGAAGAAGAACACGCAGTCTTTCAACCTGATGCTAGATGAAATGGATGTGCGTCAGAATTTTATGAATAGAATAACGCTCGTACAAGCGAAATCCATTTTCAAAAAAGCTTACTTGAGACGATTCGATGATATCGATACG